TTTTCTTTCTTGAGCAGTCATCCTGCTGCTTGCACTTATTAGCTTCCTGTTTCCTTTTTTCTTATTTTTGAAAATTACAGGTCTTTGTTCGTTTCCTATCTCTGCCATGCTTTCCTCTTTTTAATTAGGCTTTGCTTTAGGCATTGAATTTTTTATAAAACCGCCTTTACTCTTTTTTTGTCTTGGAGGATTTTTTTTAGGTTTATTTTGTTTTCGTTTTGATTTAACTCTAACACCCGGAAAAGCCCAATCTCTAGCTGCTTTAGCTGTTGCTATACTACCTTTACTTTTTTTTGTTCTCATTTTATTTCCTTTTTTCTCTTTCTAAGTATGGGGAAGGAGAACATAAAATTCCCTTCCCACACACCATTTATTTTGCTTTCTAAAATTAACGATTAGTCAATTAGATAAAAAGCTGATATTAATGCATCGTCTCTGAGGACTTTTGCGCCATATACATGCAAGCCTCTAACAATATCTCCAAACGAACTTGGGTCACGAATGACTTCAGTTGATAGGATAGTGTTAGCAGTTGCTGTAGATGACATATGACCTGCCAAAACTTTACCAGTTGCATTTGATGTTGCAGCGATATTGTTTGACTTGTACATATCAAATCCTCTTAACTTACCACTTGAAACTAAGCCGTTTCTTATAGAGCCTTGACCTGCGTTAAAGTCTACAGACATTAGTTTAGAACCGGACTGAGACAATTCCTCGTAAAAACTAGGAGGAGCGACAAACCATCTACCTTCTTCAGGTACATTTTGGTCGTCTAATAGTCTAGCCATTCTAGCCATAAGGTCTATAGCATCTACTCCAGTTCCATCTGAACCTAGCATATCAACAGAGTTGGTAGCATGTGTCATAGTTGCATCAGCAGTAGAACTGTCTGAGCCTATGATATGGTCAGGTGAAGATGAAGAGCAGCCACTAAACATAGTGGCAATAACAGCAGCATCATATGAATCTTTAAGAGCATAAGCAGCAGCAGAAGAAGCAACTTCTTTAAAGTTGACATGTGACATATTAGTTTCAATATCATCTACGATGAATTTGAAAGCTTTAGCACTGTCAACAACGAGAGTTGATTCAGCATCTGTTAGCTTGGTTGCAGTAGTATCGCTACCTCTTGTGTAATCAGACACAGAGATGACGGGTTCAGATATAATCTTTACAGAATCTCCAAAAGCAGAAATTTCACCAGCATAATCGGTGTTAGTAATAGCTTCAACTACACTTGCTTTTCTGAAAAAGTTTAGTACCTTTTTAGAATAAACGGAAGGTAGGAAAAAACTATTAGTTTGTCCACTTACGGAGTTTGCAAAGTTAGCATCAGTATCTGTTGAGGGTTCAAAATATTGAGCCATGATACTTTCTCCTTAAAGTTAAGATTTATTTTAGTTTATTATTCTGCCTTCAGACCATGCTTGATTGATTTCGTCTTCAAACTTATCAAATTCATCCATGCTCATCGCAGAAATTTCCTTTTGAGACCAAATCCTCTCTTGCTTTGGGTCAACTGTTGTTGTTTTAGTTGATACCATATCAGCAGCAGACTTTCTAGTCTTCCTAGAAGATGGCTTTCTTTTAGTCGAAGTGTCCATACCTTTATCCTTTTTATATAAATCTAAAATTCTTGAGGCAAGTTCAGCATCATTAGCATTATTAGTTATCCAATCACGAATTCCTTCGGGTTGATTTTTAGTCCAAGCTTCAAAATCTCCACTGTTACGAATTTCTTCTAAATCAGGATGATTTTCCACTAGTCTTTGTTCTGCTTCTTTTATAGCTTTATCGGCATCTCTTTGTTGCAGAGAATGTAATTGTTCTTGCAACTCTTGAGTCCGAGCTTCGCTTTGCATATGAGAAACAGTTTCTACTACTTCAAATACTTCGGGATACTGTTCTTTAAACTGTTCAAGTTCTTCAGGAGTTTTAGGAGCTTTATATTCAGGTCTACTTATTTGGACTTCGTTTAATAACTCTTCTTTTTCCTGTCTCCATTGATTCAGTTGTTTATCATAATGAGTTTTCATGTCATCATATCGCTTTTTATAGTTAGGTCGTTTATAAGGTTTTTCCTTAACTTCTTCCTTTTCCATACTCGCTTCAATTTCTATTTCTTCTTCTTCACTCTCAGGAGCTTCGTTTGCAAAAAATAAATTTTGTGATGAAACAAATTGTTCATTACTAGGTTTATGCCATGCTTTTTTAGCGTTATAAGGATTTGGCGTTTCCTCTTGTTGACTTTTATTAGCCATTTTCTTTCCTCCTACTCAGGGCTTCGATAACAAGGTAGCTGTTTCTGCAGAACAGGGCTTGTCTTGTAAAGGTAGCCTTTCGGTTTATGTTGTAGTAAAGTGCCTATAATAGGGTAGCTTTACTGATTATAGCAATCTAGGGTTGATATATAATCTAGGATTCATTTCAAGCATTTGTTTTGAAACAGCTTGTTCTGAGCCTAAAGCTTCTTCTTCCTCATAAGAGTTTTTAAGAAGTCCTGTATTTACAGGTTGTCCTCCATCCCTCATTGCTTTTCTGTTATTTGCATTTTCTTCTGCCATTCCCATAAGCCTGTCTAAATTGTCAGGTCCTATTTCTTCAGTAGCTTTTGCAGTGATAACAAATTCCCCATCAGATAACCTTGCGGGTATCGAATCGGAGATTCCTGACCCCGGACCTTCAACAGGTCCAGCGCCTGAATATTCAGATGCAACCTCAACAACTTTGTCAAATATTTCGCTTAGTTGTGGGTCTGCACTTAATTTTTCCATTAAATAATTTTGTTCGCTTTCAATTAAAGCTTCATCCATAATAAAATCTATGTACTCTGTTTCCATTTCTTCATCAGGAATCATGCTTTCTTCAGCCATTGTTTTTTCATATTCTTCGTGTGTTGCCCCCGGCATTTCTGTACCGTCAGGCATTGTGTGTGTCTCTTGTTCAGGCATTAATTCTCCTCCCTCATTAAAACCTTCTCTATCTAATAAAGAACCTACTCCTTGTGTATTCATAGTATTTGCACTTACACTAGTACTGCTTATAGGATTAGACTCTGCTTGTTTACTAGCTACAGACTCTAGAAAAGGTCTAAAGGTTTTATCAAGTATTGATGCCATTTTTATCTCCTATGTATTGCTTCTTTAACTTGTTCAGGGAGCTGTTCCAACCGTACCAGTGAATTCACTCTCCCCTGCAACCGGAACATTTCCGATTCCGATGTTGCCACCGCCAGTGCCTGTAGGTCCAAGGTCTTGAGGTTGTTGAGGTGTTCCTTCAGGGCTTCCCATGTTTCCTTGTTGCTGACCAACGCCTTCAGGCGAAGGGCTAGGTTCTTGTTGAGCATTTTGCATTCCTATAATTTGTGCCATGATAGCTGCTTCTTCAGGGTCGTTTAGTATTTCTTCAGGGTCTAAATCTAAGCTATAGGCAAGTTCACTAACCAATTTAGAAATCTTAACAAACGGTGCAATAGCCGGACTTTGTGCAGTTTGTAAGAACATAGTCAATCTTTGACTTCTTACTTCTTTTTGCATAAGACTATTGGTTCCATTAGCTCTAACTTCTAAATCACCTTTAACATCTAAATCACCTTCAAAGAATTGCATGTTCCATTGGAAATACGATTCACCTAAAGGTTTCAATAGAAAATCATCTAAATTTTTTACAACAGTTTTAATATTTAAACTTGAAGCACCTAGCAACATTGACATGCCTGATGCTGTTCTTGTCATACTTTGCACACCTGTTTGTCCATGTGAGTACGAAGGTATTCCTGTTTGTTCATCTGCGAGTTGTCTAAATCTATCAAACATCATCATGTTTTCAGGAGCAGTATTTGGGAACTTTAAACCATATATAGATTGTCCGGGCATTCCTGCTTGTCTTCTAAATACTTTTCCGGGATAAACTTCCATAGTTTGTCCACCTACTAAAGCTGATTCATCTACATCAAACACTAAAGAACCTGCTAATGCTAAATTATCTATAGCCATTCTCGCATGACCATTCATAATTTGTTGTGAATCATCCATGTTCTCAGCTACACCTATGCCGAAAAAATTATATGGATTTCTTTCATATGGGAATGATAGGTAAGGAATTCTATACGGAGCAAATGGATTTATTACTACTCGTAATAAAGATGTTCCACATACCCATGCATTAATTTGTACTTCATCTAAATCATCTATTGATTCATCTAATTCAATACCAACTTCACGGGCATATTCAGCATCCATTATTCCCCAATATTCTAAAACTTCAAAGTTTGGATTGTAATCATCTTCTCGATTATTATCTTTTAATTGACTTTCAAATCCTTTTTCTTCATAGTTTGCCCCCATTTGAATGCAAGTTCTGATTGCATCTCTATCAAAATAAGGTAAATTGCGCAGTTGTCTTAATTGACTTTTATTTAGTTTATGTCTGTGAATTACATATTCACATTCTTCAATGTTTGTTGCTGAAGGGTCGGGATAAAAATCCCAACAACTAACGAATTCAATTCTAGGAACTCTGACAGAAGTAGGTGTATATTTTCTTTCTCCTGATTCAGACTCTTCCCAATTATTTAATTGTTTATTAAAATTAAAAGGTCCTTTAACAATGCCAGTTCCTAATAAAGCTGATTCAAGTAACGCATTTCTTATTTCTGAAGACCCATTAGATTCTTCAATTTGGTCATGGATAAGTTTTTCCATTCTTCTTGCTGCTTTTTGAGCAGGCTTAATCTCAGGTATATTTGGTAAAGGGCTTAATCCTTCTTGCAGAAATCCTTTATCTTCTGCTTGGTCTTCTAAGCTATCTTCAAACATTCCTGTTCCTAAAGTAGCTCCGGGTTTTAATACTTTACCATCTCCCGCAAAACCATAATCCCATGAGTTACCATCTACTTCTTCTTCTTCAGGAAGCTCAGCACCTAAATTATTTTCAATGCTAGGTGTCGGATTATCTGTATCTAGATATGCATTTTCTTTTTCACCTTCAGGTAATTTAGTTTCTGAAATTCCTATCGGAAATTTACCTGTTCCAAAAATTACATCTACAAGTTGCCCAAACGCAGCAAGTACTTTTGTTTTAGTAATCTTAACAAATACTCTAGACTTTTCAGACTCTCTAAATTTAACTTTTTTATGGTAGAGACCTCTATAATTTTCATATGATTTTAACCAACGAGACTCATCTTTTTTTCTAGAATCTTCTGCTTGCGCAAATCTACCTTTAACAATCCCAACTAAATTAACAACTTGATTTTCTTCTAAGTTTAAATTTTTACCTACTTCACCGTCTACATCTTGGTAAAGATTATTAGCATTTAGAAATGTATTGTCGTTGTCAGCCATGTCTAGTATCCGAATTCAGAATCAGAAGGTTTATATAATTGTTCTTTTTTTAAATTTCTAATTCTGTCAAATGGACTTTGTATTCTTGGTCGACTCATAATCATATAACGCAAAGCATCGTATGCATGGTCTGAAGCATTTGTGTCTACGTCTTCAGGATTAGTTTTAGACAATGGAATACTTTGTAATTCTCTTATTAAATTTGGGCAAGTATTAAAAATTTGTAACTTTGGTCTTCCACTATCTTTTATTTTTAAATATTCATGTACTTGTATTTTTCCTTGTATTCTATTTTTATCTGCTCTACGAAGCTTATGTCCTTGCTTAACTAAAGCTTCTCCTACTGTTGGACCAGTCGTTCCTGTCTTAGCCCATGCAGAAGTATCAAGTACACCATTTACTGAAAAGGGGTCATCCATTTCCATTTCTGTTATTATAGAGCCTAATTCTTCTCCTGTCAACCCTTTTCTGTATAATTCTCTATATATTATCAATGTTTTATCATTAATATCTAATATTCCCCATAAACAACAAGACTCAGATGCGTATCCATAGTCAATAGCTTTTACTCTTTCCCATCCCATAGGTAAAGAAAAAGGTTCAATTACATGTGTAGTTGGGTCAAACTCTACAAAAGCTGCGCCTTCTGCTACATCCCAATTACCTTCTAATAATTGTTTGCGTTGGATAGGAGGTAAAGACATTAGCATTTTTTCATATACTCCATCTTTCGCAAGATAAGGATTGTCTTCTAACTTAGCAGGTATAAATTTTCTTGTTAAACCATCCCTTCCTTCAAAAGAAGTATTGTGTTCTGACGGTAACACATATCTTTTTTTAACCCAATGTGAGCCTACACCTCCGGGGTTAGCTGTACAACGTAAGTATGTTTCTATACTAGAGTCAGTTGTTCTTAAACGTGAAGCCAAGTAATTCCAACCAAACTCCGTAGGTAGGTGAGTAATTTCGTCAAAACCTATCCAGCTATATGCTTGTCCTTGATAACGATATACATCTGCATCTCGTTCCAAAAAACCAAACTCTATCTTTGCACCGCTTGGAAAGTTCCAAAGTTTTTCTACTTCTCTAAATTTACAGCCGGGAAATGCTTGTGGATATAATTCACGAGACTTATCTATAAGCTCTCTTAGTTCGGGCATAGACCTACGAAGTATCAAAGCACGATGCGCTTTTTTATGACAGTATCGTAAGGGGTCTATTAACATAGCAAAACTTTTACCCCCTCCAGCAGCTCCTCCATATAATACATCTTTTTCTGAAGCAGCTAAAAAGTCAGTTTGTGGTCCTTCATTAGGATAAAAAATAACATTATCTTTTAATTCTTCTTGTAAACTTTCTGTGGTTGTTTTTAATTCTTTTTCAGAAATAACTTTACCAGTACTTAGTTTATTTTTAGAAGTAGCTTGTTCTAAAATTTTACTTTCTGTTTGAAGTTTTTTTTGTTTTCTTACTAGTTTATCTTTTTCTTTACTAAGTTTTTTCTTCTGCTTACTAAGTTTATTTTTTCTTTGTTGAACTTTAGAATAAGTATAAGTAGACTTAGACCCTTTAGGTCTCCCCATTTTTTTAGGTTCGGATTTTTTTATAATTTTAGAAAGTCCTACATGACTTAAAGTTCTACCTGTTTCACTTGTAATTAATTCAGCAGCTTGTCTTAAAGATTGTTTATTTTCTAGGACTTCTTGAGAATATTTTTCTAATACTTCTAGTTCAGAAGGGATTGGCTTTAACCAACCCTCGACTTCACTAAGAGCATACCCAAAAGGAATAGTCTTACTTTTCTTTTTTATGTAATCTTTTTTCAAGAACTATTTCTTTTTTTTCTTAGTTTTAGGTTTTGTTACTCTTTTATAGGCTTCGTTCTTTTTTGTCTTAGGGTCATCTTTAACAAAATGTCCTTTCTTATTTCTTGTGCGTACTTTAACTTCTTCGTAGCCTAGAAACGTAGTCTTAAACCAATCGGTTAATCCCATGTTCCAAAAGTTCATTGTTCTATTAAAATTATCTTTCATGTTTATTTACCTTTATTATTATTAAGTTCTGATTGTTTCCAACAATTTAAATTTGAAGCAATCGTTCTTCTTTCTCCTTCACCAAAGAACGGATAGACCATGTGTTGCATCCAAGATGGAAACATCAACTGTCTACCGACTTTAGGCTGTAATGTAATTGATTGCGGTGGTCGCAGTCTTTTGGTGTTCATAATCTCATTGCGACCATACGTAAAAGCCAAGAAGCCATCGCAAGCACCTGAGTCATTATAAAGACTGTAGTTCTCTGCGTTGCCTGTGCCTGTTTCTCCTAGCTTACCTATTTGTTCTGG